TCCAGCTATTCAAGTAAAAGGATTTGCATTTAATGAAACTGATATTAAACAATCTTATTTTACTGATAAAACAAAATATAGAATTGTTGCACCAGCTATGATACCAATGCAAATATATCATGCTGATGATACTGGTGAATATAAACAAGGTGATAAAATCTATGTAGTAGATGAAGATGGTAAAGTAACCATTAAAGAAGAATTAGCTGATGAAGTAAAAGTAGAAGATGAAGTAATTGAAGAAAAATTAGCTGATGAAGTGATTGTAGAAGATGCACCAGTTGATGCACCAGCAATGGAATATCCTACTTATACTAAAGAAGAAATTAATGCTAAATTTGATGAATTATATCAATTGTTAGCTGATTTAAAGAATGAAAAAGAATTGGTAGTAGAAGATGCACCAGTTTTAATGAGTGAAGTTAAATTAAGTAGCAAACAATTATTTGAAAGTTACTTACAATTTGCTAAAGAAGCAAAAAATTATAAATAATTTATTTGTTAACAATATAATAAATAATAAACTAAAAAATTAAAAAAAATATAACATGAGAGAATTAAAATTCGCATTAAATGTAGATTCAACTGCTTTATTTTGTCCTAATGCAACCGAATTTTACGCAAAAGCATATCTTGTAGAAGATGTTGCTGATAACTTTAGAACGCTACCAAATATTAAGTATAAAACTGAAATAGCTACAACTACTTTTACTAATATTTTGAGTGCTTCAACTTGTACCTTTACAAGTGGTACTAATCCATTATCAACTATTCCAATTGATGTATGTGCGGTTAGTGCAATGGCTGAAATTTGTAGATTTGATTTGGAACAATCATTTGTTTCTCAACAAATGGTTAAAGGTTCTAATGGTTCATTTGAAGTTGCTTCATTTATGAACTTCTATTGGGATATTATGGCTAAAGAAATTGAAGCCGAAGTAGAACAAATTCGTTGGAAAGGTGATACTACTTCAACTGGTGGTACTTTTATCGCTTTATGTGATGGACACGAGAAAAAACTATTAGCTGATGCAACTGTAAATGATGTTACATTAACTGCTATTACTGCAAATAACGTATTAGCTGCAATGGCTGCGGTTTATAATAGTTTAGCTACAAATGCACCAGCATTAATTAATAGAACTGCTGATTTAAGATTTTATGTTGCGCCTAATGTAGCTGCTGCTTATAGAATTGCGGTTGCTGCTGGTAATACTAATGCTTACTTAACTAAAAACTTAGACCTTACATACTTAGATATTAAAATTGTTGTTGCACAAGGTATGACTGCAAGTAAAATGGTATTAACATTAAAAGATAATATGATATATGCCTTTGATGGTGAGGGTGATGGAAAAGCATTAAAAGCAATTGATTTAAGTGATACTGTTGCTGAACCAAAATTGCGTACAAGAGCAAATATGAAAATTGGCTTTTTCCACGTTAACGGTGCTGAAATCGTATATTACAACTAATATCAATTAATATAAATAATTTAATAAAAGGCTGGTTAGTTATAGCCAGCCTTTATTATAAAACCTAAATACAAATATAATACTATGGCTTGTACAACAATTACTTCAATCCTAAAAGATTGTTTAAATAATACTGGTGGTATATATGAGTTATGGATTCAAGACCAAGATTTAGTTCAAGATTTAGCTACTGCTACTATAACTGAATCAGCACATACAATAACTGCTTTAACTGCTTCAACTGATTTTACTAAATTCGAATTTAAACGTAATGTAGGTGAATTAAGAGTAGATAGCGCAATTGATTTATTGAATGGTTCTAATATCCATAATGTAACTGTTACCATTAAACTAACACGAAGAGAGGGAACTAAAAGTAGAGCAATCACTATATTAGGTGAGGGGCAAAGGTTCTTAGCTTTAATCATTAAATCCGCTGATGGTACTTATTCTTATGTAGATTATGCACAATTATCAGTATCAAATGAATCAACTGGTGTAGCAAAAGAAGATGGTTCAGTATATGAATTAACTTTCTTAGCTAATAATGACCATAAACCTTACTTTATTGAGAGTGCGGTGGTTGCAACGTTAACTACTTAAACTAATTAATTTATAAAATGTTAAAAGCTACACATGATGTAGCTTTTTCTATTTAATAAAACAATATATTAAACAATGAATAATGATATTAATTAATAAGAATACATTAAATAAAGTAGTTTTAACATTAGATGAATCAAGTAGAATTAGCAATCCTTTTTACCTTTTCCAGTTTATTAATGAATATGGAAATGATGCAACTGGTATTACATTTACTACTCCCGATATATCGCAATCCAAAAATCGTTATAACTTATTTAATATAACTGAATCAATAACTGGTAGTACTACTGGTGGTGATAATATACCATTATCATTAACAAGTGGTCAATACCTTTACCGAGTATATGAAGCAAGTGCTTCTACGCTTCATATAAGCGCAACTACGGGAACAATAATAGAAAGTGGTAGGATGGTAGTTTCAACTGAAAATCTTCACTCTACGGACATAATTAACAATGTATATATATAATGAATATAAGAGATTTTTTTTTCAAAAAAGAAGACCCAAAAGTTGAAGTGATTGAATCAAATAATTATCACAATTTTTCAACTCCATTTGGTCAAATAGGTAAAGGTAATTTATCGTTACCTTATGTACGTGCTTATTCACATAACGAACCTTATATTAGATTTGGTACTGATAATTTGTTTCCACAATTGATTAATCAAATGTATTATACAAGTCCGTTAAATGGTGGTATAATCAACTTTAAGGCTAATAGTGTAATAGGTGGTGGTTATATAATTAATTCACGAACTAAAACGGCTAAAGAAAAAGTTGATGAATATACTTTTACTAAACGAATTAATTTAGATAAACTTTCAAGACAATTAACCAAAGATTTAATTATGCACGAAAGGGTTACACTATTGATTTGTAATAAAAATGGTGTTAAAACTATTAAACGTATATCACCCGAAAAAGTGAGAAACAATGTAGATAAAACTATCTTTACTGTTAGTGATGATTGGAGTAGAAGTATTGATATTAAACAATATCAACCATATACACCAGCTTTACAAGGTGAAAGTATCTATCTATATGAAAATGATTTGGTTGCTGGTCAAGAATACTACCCAATACCAAGCTATTGTAGTGCAAATAACTGGATGTTTGTTGATGGTGAAATGAGTTACTTACAAAAAAGTAATATAATCAATTCAATCTTTCCAAGCTTTATGATTACAATGGCAAAGAAATTTGAAAGTGATAATGAAGTACAAGCATTTAAGAAAACAATTGATAATGCCAAAGGCGCACCCGATGCTGGTAGAATTATGACCTTTGTAAGTGAGTTTCCCGAAAATTTACCTACTGTAACTGCTTTACCTCAAAATAATAATGATAAACTATTTGTTGAAACTGTAACTAACTTAGAAGCAAATATATGTAGAGCGCACCAAATTGACCCTTTGATTATGGGAATTAGAGTAAGTGGTAAATTAGGTAGTGGTAATGAGTTAAAGCAATCATATACTATATTTGAAAAGAATATAGTAATTCCATTAAGACGACAAATGACCGAGATTTTTAATGATATAATGATAATTGGTGGTTTTGTTTCAACTATTGAAATCAATAACTTTCAAATTATCGAAGAACAAATAATACAAGCAAAAGAAAATTCAAATGAGTAATTACTTTATAACTGAAAATTACCTTAGAGCAAATGGTATAATTGGTGCAAACGTTGATGTTAATGATTATAAAGCTACTACTGAATTTTCAGCAAAGGCTTTTATTAAACCAATGTTAGGAACACACTTTTTTAACGATTTATTTATTAAATACAATGCACAAACATTATCAACTGATGAAGAAACATTAGTTGAAGCAATGCAAAAGTGTATTGCATTTAGAATCAAAGCACAAGCGGTACTTGAATTAAGCTACCAGCTGACAAATAAAGGCTTAATGCGCCAAAGTGATGATAATGCTACAAGTGCTGATAAGGGTGAAGTAGCGTGGTTATATGACCATTATATAAGTCATGTGAAAATGTTTGAAATCGACCTTAAAAATTACTTAATAGATAATAAAGATTTATATCCCGAATTTATGAGTGCTTTAAATACTGATAGTAACATTAAAATCAGTTGTTGTAAGAACGGCAAAGATGATTTTAATGAGGGTGTAGGATTCTTATTCATATAAAATAATATAAACTAATTAATTTACTTAATGGAAACAACTACTTTATTATATGGAATAGCTATACCTATCATTGGTTATTTTCTTATAATGACAATGAATAGATTAAGTAGAGTTGAAGATAAATGTAATATGCTGGAAACAAAAAATGCAGTATTAGAAAACAATCATAATAACATAGAAAAAAAGATTGATGAACTAACTGAATTGATAAAAGATTTAGGTAGAGATATTAAATCAATAAATAAAAAGTAATGAAAAAAGTAATAGTAATTGCACAAAGAATAGATAAACCTAAGAAAAACAATAAAGGTATTCATAGTAAGAAAAAAGCTTCAAAACTAAAAAAATCTAAGAACTATAAGAAACGTTATAATCGACAAGGGAAATGAACAAGTACTTAAAAGAGATTCTAAGCGATAATAAAGGACAATTATCTTCTAAACGATGTGTAGGAGTATTAGCTTCAATATCGTTGCTTATATCTTCTTATTTCTATCCAAGTACTGAAATATTTTCAATGGTATTAGGATTAGCATTGGGTGGTTTAGGATTGTCAAGTATAGATAAACATATTGACAAAGATAAACCTTTATAACGGTAGTGCTATATAGTAAAGGTTTATCAGTATCAGTAAGTGATTAGACTAATTAATTTGGCACTACCAAATTATCAAATTAATTAATTTCATCTATATAAATAAATAACACAAATTTTCTTATAAAAAATAACTTTCGACCAGCTTCATTCTTCCACTATTCAAGATAGTTGTGCTAGGCTGTTTACTTTTTATTATAGAACAAAGATACCACAAATTTTACTCTAATCCAAATAAATTTCTTAAAAATATGAGAAATATTTCACAAGTAGGAATTGCCTTAATAAAAAAATACGAGGGTTGCAAACTTAAACCATACCTTTGCCCAGCTGGAAAACCTACAATCGGTTGGGGTTCATGTTATTATAGTGATGGTACACCCGTATCACTAAAAGATAAGGCGATAACACAAGCACAAGCTGATGAATTGCTATTAGCTACATTAGAAACTTATGTTGAAGCCGTTAACTATCTAACTAAGCAACCATTAAATCAATTTCAATTTGATGCACTTTGTTCATTTTGTTATAACGTTGGTGTAGGAAATTTTAAAATGAGTACATTACTTAAATTAATTAATATCAATCCTAATGACCCAAAAATAGAATCACAATTCTTACGCTGGAACAAGGTAAACAAAAAAGTTCTAATAGGTTTAACTGCAAGGCGACAATATGAAAGTGATACTTATTTCCGTATGAAGTGAAATAAGGCGTTCTAAGCAACGATAATTTTATTTTGATACCTACATACCACATGACTAATTTTATGCTAAATAAGCTACTTGAAATGAGCGCAAATGACCAATATATAAAACTACTTGAACTACCTACCGAGAAACTGATAAAAAAAGTATCACCAAAGGAATTAAATTTAATCATAAAGTTGTTACCGAAACACGACATACATAGTTTGGCGTTACTAATGAAACATAAGTATAACTTAATTGATATTGAATATTATGAAATGGTTATACCAATACAAGCTTACATAGATTATAATGATTGAAGTGATGGGAATATTTGTTTTAGTAATAGTGATACTGATAGTAGTTGATGCAGTAGTAAGAAAGTAAGTTGTGATGCAAGCCTTTAGGAATTTTCTTACAAGTATAAATGTAAAAAAACCCTTACAAAGTAAGGGCTAAGAAACTATTTATTTTCACCAATAACATTTAAATAATCAATACATATATATTTATAATATTTAGTTTTACTATATTTATCAAAATTATCTTTGGTAACATAGTAATCAATTGTAGTACCAGTTGTATCTTTTTTATCGACTAATATAATAAAAAATTCAGTAGGTTCAATACTTGGA